AGAATGGAGGGATTGTGTGCCCGACAGGGAAATCGGACGCGAAGAGTCTCAGTATGAAATCAATTGGACGACGGCATTAGGATTGGTAAGTTGGATATTAATCCAAACCTCGTAAAATATTGTATCAATTTAATTATACTATATAGCATAATATTTTTTATGACACTTTTTTTCTATTAATACAAATAAATACGAGAATTGTATAATTCTATGAATCATATAATATTTAAACATATATGAATAATATTCATTGTGTAATAATGGTTAAATATATTAACTCGGGATCTGTAAGTGGATATTATAAAGGAAAGTTAATCGTCACCAGGCCACTGACTAAGAATAAAACAATTGAAACATATAGAGACAGGGTTGAAATTTTTATTAGAGAAGGATTGGAAAAAGGATATTCAATTCAATCAATGATTAAATTCAATATTGAATTTATAAAGTTAGTTAGATATAAGAATACAATAAGAGAACCAATGCCCGACGATTGGGACACAATTTTAATTGCTATTATGATATTGATAAGGTTTAAACAAATAGAAGAGGACGGAGTGAATGAAGGTTTATTAATTATGAATTCAAGCAAGAGAAAGGAAACCCTGGGCGTCTCGGGCAACGTCAATGCTCTCGTCGGTTAAATCAGAATCATACCCCTCCTCTTCGGAATCTTGATCGTCGCTGTCATAATCAGCATGGTCTTCTAATTTATCGTCCTTTTCTTCTTCTGCGTCTCCACCCACGATTTCCTTACACTCCTTCAACTCAGGTTCGGGTTCGGGTTCGGGTTCGGCCCAAACAGGTGATTCGTGAGTCACCGATTCAACTATATCCTCTTCTTCACTTTCACTCTCACTGCTTTCTTTACCCGTAGCAAGAGCAGCGAATATCTCGGGTGGATAATGCTCGCAAAGCAATTGATAATAAGTTTCAACTAAATCATATCGTCCTCCAGCAATTACTAAATCACCAATTTCACAGAGTGCTTCATATCGGTCGTCCATTTTATACTTTAACAAATATTATTTTTATATTCATAATTTTAAAATATTAATGCGTCTGAATAATCAACCTTAGAATAGTCAGGACCTCCTTCCGCTAATTCTGCCGTCGCTTGGTCTTGTTTATTTTTACTCTGTAATAATGTATCAACCAAATTTAAATCAGCATTTATCTGTTGATTTATTTTAAATATTACTGCGGAATTCAAATCGCAACGAGCCAACTTCCCACTGGGTTCGTGAATAGAACACCTTATGCTCGTTAATACTCTGTCGATAGTATTCGTGAATATAATATCTCCACCCATTCCATTTAAGAAATCACCATATGGATTCGCTTTATTAGTCACTGAAACAATTGGAAGAGTAATTCCACTCCTTGCTCCACCCAAATATCCATTCTCTTCTATTATATCACTTCGGATTGTATAATATGGTCTTAGAGTTTTAGTAGGTAATCTCTTCGCAGTTATTTTAACACTATCAACAGGAGATTCAGTTATGACAGGCAATATGCTTCTTGACTGCTGGTCCGCTCGTTGCCCAGCGTCGGGGTTGGTTGAAATTGGTTGTTTCCCAACTAAATTCGTAATCTGAAAATTACCTGGACCCCATAGCATTTTAGAATAATCCAGTAAATCTCCCTCATTAACCTTGGCATTGGTTGTGATCACATTCACATTATTTAAATCAGCATTGGCCCCGTGTGCCTTTATCCTTACTTGCCTTGAAGAAGTTGAATTAGGATTATGGAATTGACTATATCTAAAACCCATTATTCCCGCTAAACTACTATCCCAATAATCCTCGGGCACAATCCAATCCTCAATGAATAATCCACTATGACAATCCATAATGGAATATGGTTTTATATTATCATTGATTGCTGAAAGGAGCAGAGGCGTTCCCATTCCTGTCAGACAAGCATTGAATGCGCTATTGTAAGGGGCAATTTCGGGAGAATAATTATGCTGAAACATTGTTTTATTGATTTTATAGCATTGTTTATCAGCATTAGGATTAGTTGGAACAGAAGTTCCGTCTGAAATATAAGCACCAGCATTCGTCACTTGATTTATCCTTTCAGCAGTATGTAAATCCTCAAGTTGAAATCTCTGTTGAGTCTCATCGTAATTGATAAAAGCAGAATCTGCTCCTAAATAAATACCGAATTGATATTTATCAAGTCTCTCCGTTCCGTGACTCGGATTCTGAAAAAGAGAGAATTGCTTGGCGGATTGCGAACCAATATTTCTCCCTTGGTCGTCTGTGTTTCCATTATATAAAACCATTGCCATTGTTCCATAAGCAGAGAAATGATAATCAAATCCAAATATACGACCACCAGCAGTTCCAATCTGCCTTTCGTTTCCATCCTTGCTATTGGGGTGAAAGAAATGATTGGGAATCTGATTTCCAGTCTGAGTGAATTGAAATCCAATATAGTATTTAACTTCACCAGTAAATGGATTCTCTCTCCTAATTCGTCGTCCAAATCCATATGCTAAATCGTCGTAATCAGGAAGCATTCCAATTGTCGATCCAAACCCTTTTCCATAATCAACAAATCCACAATCATTTTCGGTGAATCCCTCTGTGTCAGGATTATAATCAATAAATAATGGGAATGAACCCTGTGAAGCATTCTGTGCTGAAATATAATAATCATAACCGAATAAAGGAGTTGAATTGCTTTTAATGTTCGTCCCGAAATCGCTTGGAATACTTATGTCGTCGGGAGCATTCGGACCTGAATCAAATAAATTCATATGAATCATTCTTGTCCTTTCCGCAGTGACCCTTATATTGTTCTGAGTATAATCCTCAAATAAATCTGGATAGATTAACTGAGTATCAAAGAAGGTCTTGAATAATAATAGATTTTCTTTCGTCCAGGGAATTGAAGTATTAAAAACAGCGTCGGCTTCTCGGGTGAATGCCTCGTCGTCTGTCTCAAATCCAAATTGATCGTTTAATGCTTTTCCAGCAACATATAACTCTGGTCTCTTTATTCCAATATGCTGATAAGAAGAGAGATATTGATATGCTGAATCTAAATCCCAACTGCCGTCTGTTTTTATAAATTCAGCAAGTGTTGAAGCATTATATCCAGTCGCAGTCCCACAATGATAATGTTTATATGCTGGACTCTCAGTCTTGAAAGTTAATGTCTGATTAGAAGCAGACTTCCCGCCCAATGTTAAATCATAACTGAGAAAGTCAATATCAGTCCTTTCATTGATTTCTTCGGTTAATTGAACCGCGACATCCGTCGGAGAATTATATCCAGGATTCACCTTTAATTCGATCAAATCCTTCACTTGAATATATTCGCCGAGAATTGCGGGGTCTCTTAACGCTAAACATTGCTCAGCACTAAGGTCGGGATCATTGGCAGTAGTTGGAGGAAGAAATTGGTCTCGCTTGTTGGCGGGTAATTGAAAACTAAATCTATTGTGTGAATCAGTATCGGCAGTCGCATTCGCGCTAAGTTCTATAACATTATCACTTACGATTGAAAGGATTGTTGTTCCTGCGGCGAATGGAGTCGTTGGACTCTGGACCATAATTTCCATTGTTTTAAGGAGAGAAGAAGTCGTTGATCCGTGTTTTAAAGTGATATAACTTGACCCATTGGACGCTTGACCCACCACTGAAACTTCTGCCGAAGGACTTGCGAATAAAGTCTGTTTCGCCTTGAATATAGTATATCGTGATCCGTCATTTAATCCAGCAACCTTGGTCGTTATAGTATCACCCCTCCCCGCTTGCCTGTTTTCAACGTCTGCTAAACACATATTCAATGGGGGCCTATTGTGTAATGCTCCACCTAAATAAGGAGATGGCGCAGTATGAGGAATCATATCATAGGACTCCCAGGCGGTGCTTCCTGTTCCAGTTTTCAGTCCAATCCACATTCTCGGAAGAAATGCGTAGTTTTCTCCATTGGCTGCTTTATAAGGAGAAACAACTAAATTCAATGTGTCGTCCCTTAATGCGATACTTTTCTTAACTAAGGAAGCATTCTCAAGTTGAAATTTTTCAGGAGTAGATTTATTGAATAATATTTTCGTTGAATTAATATGTTCAACTTCAACTTCTTTTCCTAACTCTTCACCCTTTATCTGAATCTCTCCACCTTGTGCGCCAATCTCTGAAACAAATGAAGAATGAACTGAAATTGTATCTCCACTTTTTAATTGGAATCCTGTGCCAACTCTATTCGTCCATTGTGCTGGATTTTCTTCATTGTGATTCTGCGCTTCTTCGCTCTGAGATCGAGCACACTCAATGATTGTTGTTCTCGTGTATCCACTCATTTATTTATGAGTAATAAATTAAAAATATAGTTATTGATTTAAATTAAGAATTAAGCGAAAGCGATTTCCATAACTCCGTCCCGAAGACTTGCCATTTTAACAACTTGGAGATATGCCCTGATTGTGCTTCCACTCGCCATTGGGTTGCGAGTATCAAATAACTCAATACCACGAGAATTGACACGCTCACCCTTATTCAGGCGATATGAAGTATAAAAACATTTCTGGCGAACAACGTCCTCCATATGGTGTCCCTCAAATGATTCCGAACCAGGAGTCAGAGTTGGGTCTGAGGCCAACTGACCCTCGCCGCGATATAAATCACGAGAGATATAAGGCACACGACCCTCCGATTGGAAAACATTATGATAATGGCGAGCGTCATTGCTCACGTCAATCGGATAAAGGAAATTATCATTATATTTTAGATTAGTCGTCACCTTGCCCGTGGAAGTCGTTGTGATAGTCGGGCCGTCGGCGATATATTGATTCATTAAATTATTAGAAGTTGTGCCGTCGGGAACAGCAGAAACGAAAACCTTATTAATAATTCGTCCAGCACCACCGAGATTCTGGATTAATCCACCTTGAAATTCTGCGTCAGAAACCGAGCGCTTCATAAACTGATAATCAACATAATTGAATGACATTGTGGCATTCGCCTGACGATATTGCTCCATCATTTCCTGTGGATAAAAAATATAATCAGCGACCAACTGGCAATCAGGTCTCGTCAGAGTTAAATCCTTCTGCGGAACCTGTCCCGCATTGTGAGAAACACGCGCCGAAGAAGTCGTCCCGTCCGCCTGTTTCGGGGCGAAAGTAAGGTGAATAGAAACCTGCTCGGACATCATATATAATGGCAACTGATTCAATTTCAGGAATGGGAAGAGATCAGCAAGGAGAACAGAGAACTGAGGTTTTCTGATTTCATTCTGCCAATCCCAAACAACTCCAGTCGGTAATGGGTCAGAAGCATTCAGCAACCGATTGAAGAAACCTGCCGAAGGGTCTTGAAGACTTGAATCGCGACCATTATCAACTCCGATAGATTTCGCTTCTTTTATAGATTCAACATTATTCGTGGCAGTGCCGCCTAACGAAAACTTTTTAGCACGACTGACGAATTTAGGTTCAATGCTAAGGAATCGTCCGCTCATAACCTGCTCTCTTTCCTTGATTGCGTCAGGAGGAAGGAAGGTGGTTTCATATGCGGCGAAATGTCCGTAGTCTTCAATTTCACATAGAGTCTTGGTGCCAACGCGAAGAGAAGCACGCTGAATAACTGAATGAACTCCAATATTCGCGGGATAGAATGCTCGGGTGACTTCCTTGGAAGCATTCTGAACACAATCACCAGCAGAGGAGAATGTAATGCGAGAATTGCTGTGAAGAAGACCTTTATTCTCTAAAACGAAACGACATTCTCTATCGCTGAAAATAACTGGGTCGAGAATATCAGTCTGAACATTAATAGCTGTGTCGGTTGAAACAGCGCCAATTTTAACGAGATCAGGAATCTGCGATGCCTGAGGTGTTGCGGGTGCGGTTGAGGTTTCCATATTATGATTATGGAAATATAAAAAAAAAGAAGTTATTTTAAAATATTAATTCTTCTGAAATAATCGGGAAGTAAATACTTGGAGATTAATATCGTCCTTTTTTCCGTCCCTATATTTATGATTCGCTAAACGATTCAATTGAGATTTAATGAAATTAGGAGTATTGTGTCCCTTATTATAATTAACACATTCAGGGTGTTGTGCGATAAATAATTGTTCCAGTTTAGTCGCTTCGTGCCTGAAACAAATACACCATAATTCAATATCACTATGCTCTAAATCTAATTCTTTAGCAGCACACTTACACGGCTCCGACTTATGAAGGCGGTGCCTGAATTCTAAATCTAAACGAGTTTCTCCAATATATAATTTATTATTTAGATCGGTGATTTTATAAATATAATGAAACTCAAATAATCCTTGAGTTGCCGTCACCCAACAATCATTCTTAATGTCATATATACTATGGTCGGGAAATACTTTAAAATCTTCTTCATAAGCAGTTCCTTTCAGGTAATCAAAACCAACATATTCCAATTTATCCATTATCATTAATTATAGATATATGATTAATCTTTAAATATTGATTAATGTCCGTTTTCAATTGAGGCACAATATGTTTCCCATATTCTCACGCATTCTTGGAGTGTTTCGCACCAAGTATATCCGCAAGAAGCACAACAACCATAAGGATCATAAGGAGACTTCACCATAAATGCTATTAATTCTAATATCATTTATAATTGTTTATAAAATAGTTTTTACTTCTTAATACAAAAAAATACGAGGATTGTATTATTTACTTACTTAATGATTTATTTCATAATCTGGATCGAACCCTGTGCCGAAACGACCGTCTGCTGCGAATGGACATATAAGAATACGGCATTCGGGTGGTCGCTGGTTAGACCAAGCTGAAGTTGAACACCGAATGGAGAAGCACTGAAATCAACTCCAGAATTGGAAATCTGGTCATAAGAAACACCAAGACCCCAAGCACTGCCTCCCTTAATAATCTCCTTACACTTAGCATAATCCGTGCCACAATCAAAGTTGCGATATACTGAACTATCAACCGAAGAGCGATTAATTTTAGAGAAACCCATAACTGCGTCCATATAATTGCGAACAAGTTGAGCGTCGGCAGTCGTATTGCCCGATTCGGCGGGTTGCTTCTGGAGAGTATCAATATTATATTCTAATGGGAATCGCTCACCAGCACGAGTGAATACTGCCTGATCAACATTCGCGACCTTTCCATCCGTATTCGTGAAAGGAAGAGTTGCCAGGCCGTCTCGGGTGAATGAATTAATGTGAGCAGAAGGAACAACATTCATAAATGCTCCAAGAACAGACTTCAGACCAAGGTTGAAATTCAGGGTAGCATTGTGAGAATTAATAGTGTTGTAATAAGACGAAATAGAATTGTAGGTGAAGGTGTTGGTTGTCTGCGATTGAATCTGAGCGAGTTGGTCCTGAGAAGGACTCTGGACTTCACAGATTAGACGAACATTGGATAATTCATAGAAAGCATTGAGAAGGTTGGCAGAAGTATTGTCCGAGGAGAATAGAACCTGCTGATCTGGTGAAAGTTGAATCTCAACATTTAATCCACCAACACCCCACTGATTAGAAAGGGGAATCGGGTCCGTCCCCATAAATAGTCCTGAAACAAGCGGAATACAGAATGAATTCGGAGAATCACTGGTTGTCTTCGCCTGAGTATTCGTGACAACTCCCAACTCCTGACCTGCGAAATTGGGGAAGCGAAGTGAAGTCTCATATGCGTGGCAAGCGAAATCTGCCTGCGATTGAGTGACAGATAAATAACTGGACATCATACGATTGTGGTGATTAATTGTTTCCATTGTCTGACCGCTATTCTGAGAGAATATCGACAGAGTATCAATAATTGAATAAACACCGAGGCGCTCATTCATACGAACGCCGTCTCCAACAACAGGAGTATTATTCACGTCTTTCTTAATCTGAATTTCGCCGACTAAGCGAACGGAGCCTGGGACGATATAACGATCCTGCGCTCCGATTAATAGTTGAATTGTCGGTTGGCCATTCTTATACGATAATTTACCATTACTCGTAATATTGGAAGGCACGATTTCTAAATGCTGATTACTTGGGACACTCATATTTATATTCTATATAACATTTTTTTTTAGGTGTAATTTTAAAAAATATAATTATATGTAAATGGTTAAAATGATTGTTAGAAAATCCACGAAAGCGGGAAAGAAATATATGGCGATATTCACCAGAGATAATGGGAGAACTAAAACAACACATTTCGGGAGTGCTGGAATGGACGATTACACAATTAAAAAGGATAAACAACAACGCAAGAGATATAGAGATCGACACCAGAAGGATTTATCAACTGGAGATTATATGAGAGCAGGATTTTTATCGTATTATCTGCTATGGGGTGAAAGCACTTCAATGAGAGAGAATTTAAAATCGTATAAAAAGAGATTTAATCTCTCATAGAATAAATGAGTGAAAAAGAAGGAGAACTCCAAGATTATTCTGTCGATCAATTGGCAGGAGCAGTTGTTTTAATATTAGGAGCAGTCGGGTCATTATTATTAGTTATATGGCAATCGCGGTGCCATTGTAAAATGAATTTATGTTATATCTTCCAATGCGAAAGAAGACCACCAAGCGAGGACGAAATGAAAGGACTGAAAGCGAAAGCAGAAGAATTAAAAAAGAAAAAACCTACCGATAAACCAGACGAAACTTTAATCCCACCGAAAACTCCAACGGCGAGTCCGAGAATTAATAATCAATCGCCAGAACCTGAACCCGAACCAGAATCTATTTCTTCTTCTTGGAGGCAACTCTAACCTTGTCTGCTAAATCTTTATCTGCTTTCCCCCAAGTGCCAGGTTGTTTCATAACGAATGAATATATGCGGGCCATTGCCCATTGCTCTGCGCTCATTTTAGCGCCTCTTCCGCCTTTTTTTCCGTCAGAAATTCTTCTAACTGAATTAGGCGAAGTCTTTTTAGCACCGACCCCGCGATTATATACTTGATTAAGAATTCTGATAGGAATTCCTGAAAGTCTTGAAATCTCTGCTTTACTATGGGGGGCATTCTTAGGAAATCCATACTTAGCATTAAATTTATTCTTATTACTTACAACCATTTTATTATATATCTAATAAATTAAAATTTGATATATTTATAAAAAATATATCATAAATAATTGAATGAGTGCCAATCCATATCCCTTAATGTGGTCATTAGGGAATGTTAATCACGAACCTTGTGGAGAATTGCCTAAACATTATCAAGGAGATCCCTGGGGAACTTATAAGAATTATGAAAAAGAAGAACATTGGTATTCCGATAGTAATTTCTTCGGAAATCCATTTGAAGAAGAAAAGGAGAATCATTATGATTTTGATTTTGATTTTGATAATTTTGATAGTTATGGAGAAAGGGAGAATAATCACGCAGTGCTGGGGTTGAAACGTTCAGCAAGTCAAGAGGATATAAAAATTGCTTTCAGGCAGAAAGCAATGGAAACTCACCCCGATAAAGGTGGAGACGAAGAGGAATTTAAAAAGGTTCGGGCCGCATATGAATGCTTAATTTCTTAAATATCGTCGCCTTCGATATCGTCGTCTGATTCATAATCACTATCATACTTATTAAATAAATCTTGTTTTTCCTTCTCCAATTGAATATTCATTTCTTTCAATTGTTCAATTTCAATTTTCTGTTTAGCAATGATTTTCATTGCTTCATTATATTTCTGTTCCCATTCTTCTTGTAGTTTCTTAGCAGTTCGCTCTGCTTGTTTTTGATCCATATTCTTCCATTTCTCAATTTGGTCTAAGAATCTCTGAAATTCTCTGCCTTCTGTTTCTCCGTCATTATGAAGTCGTTTCATTCTGGAAGTCCAATTACATTTAGAGTGCTTAGGATTGGTGGCATTATTCCATTTTCCATTCCTCTCCAGATAATTAGCATATCTGCCAAGTAAATAACTGAAATTGCCATTAATATCGTATTCTTCAATAATATCGTTTAGCATTGTTGCTATATTTACTTATATGACTATGTTTTTAAGTAGTTTCACAGAATTATACGAGGTTCGTAATAATTCGTAAGATCTATTTTATTCTATCCAATAATATATTTTTCTATATACTTTATAATAAATATTACAATTAATTACGAGGTTCGTAATATTTATGACTTTTTTAAATTAGTAAGGGATATATGTAATAAACTATCAAATTTATTAGTTCGCAATTTTATTGGCAAGTCAGTTCAATAATTGCCCCTAATATCCTGTTTTCCCCTTGCCATTCTTCGCTTTCGCCTTAGGCTTTCCGAAGACTTCGCTTGGTTTAACTTTCTTATTTTCTTCAATTATTTTCGGAACATTATGCTGTGTTTCTCCACAGACATTATTCTCACAGGGTTTCATTTTCTTCGCTGGTTTCTTTTTCTTCGGCATTTTTTAATTTTAACAGAGAAATTATTTTATATCTCCTAATTATAAATATGAGTCTCGTAGTGGCAACTTCCCGATTAAGCGAAAACACGATAATATCTGACGCGGAAAAACCCGCTCATTTCATTAACTATTTTAGGTCTCCAATTGAGATCGAACCTGACAGCGAAATAGCAGTTGAAAGCGTGAAACTAAAACGAACTGGAAATATAAGGATTACCGACCAGAATTTCTTCACTCACCATTGGGGACAAGATCCACTTGTAAGAGCACTATCAACCACAGGATTAAGTGCCAGTGAAATTGAAGCAGGAGGCACATTAGAAGGAGGGAGATTTCAGACTCACGTCCCGAGACCAATCCGACTTCCAGAGAAGACATATGAATTAAGTGAATATAGGGCGAAAATGGAAGAAGTCCTAAATACTATGTATGGAGATCCAAGGATACACAATAATGCCGTAGTCACTATTAAGACGGATTCGGCTGGAGTAGAAAAGGGAGTTGATATTAAATTTACTTCAAGGCGAAAAACCGCTGCCAACGCATTGGCAAGCACAACCGCAACTTCTTATTTCAATCTTTTCCGACCCCGTGGCGGCACCGACGATTCACCCGCCGTTTTCGGTCCGAGCAATGCTTTTTCATTTACTCCCGCCGACGGAAACCTTACCCGAGCAGACCCAGCGGGGATTGGTGTGGTAGATACAGACGACCCCAGGAACTCAGATATGGTTGTGGTTTTGAAGGACAGACCATTAGCATTGAATGGGGGAGAACACGAATATGAATTTGTAGCGGCGAAGGATAAATTCGTAATCTCTGGATTAACTCGTCCAATGCTTCAATATAAACAGAGAGACGGGGTGAATTCCAAGGGAGTCCTGAGAGAAAGAACGAGAGACCTTCTTCCATTCCAGTTTCAACCTGGGTCTATTGTGGCGTCCGACCTGTCGGAAGTGCCAGGACCGAGATTCCATTGTGATTATGGAGTTATGGTTCAACCAGCGGGAGGAGCAGGAGAGAAGGGAGTTTTTATTTTTAATTCGGCGGCACAGGGAAAATTCTCTGAAGCGAGACTGCGACACTTTGAAATTAAATATTGGGAAAGCGGTGGAGTTCATACGGGTCAGAGAATGACGACCCCCGAATTTTATGCTAAATATAATCGCATTAAATATGTTGCTGATTATGACGGAATATCTGTTTTCTTTGGTTTAACTGGAAAGGCGACATTTGAGCAGATTTGCGGTCCTAATCTATCCAAGGATCCGCAGAAATGCTTGAAACCCATTGGCGAAATTCAGCACGCATTATATCCTGTAATCAGTATCGGTAAAAAGGCAGTGAATACCGAGGTAATATCATTGGAGTCATATGCCCATGATTATAAATATCCAGTTTTCGATTTAGCGACAGGAGGCGCTCCCCATACCTATACACCTGGAGACGATTTCTATTCCAATAACCGAGTGCTTGGACGCCAAGCAATCACCGCGACAGGAGAAGAAGAACCTCTTTATGATTATCAACCGAATCGACCAAGAGCGCCGATTAAAGTGATTAAATCTATGGAGTTGAATAGCAGAGTTTATGTGAATTATCACGATTCTAAAAGTCTAAGTGAATATACATTCAGCGGTTCCAATGCTTCGGAGAGTGCTGATTATTTTCACACTCTAACCATTGGAAGAGTTGTTAAATCAGACCCAGGATATTTGGCATTGAGTTCCAGGCAGTTAAATCGCCCGAGTATGGGACTCCAACTTGGATTCCCCGACAGAGCATTATTGACACAAGTCCAAGGTAAATTGGATGGATATGTCACTGAAACAAGTCCAGTTGTTATAACATTCGGTTCAACACACGCACTTGAAAAAGGTGCTCAGTCTTCATTCATTCGCTTGCCTGGATTAACTCATAAATCATTCAACGGGGGCCAATCCTCTATGTCTAAAATTGTTTATCACGTTCCTCAATTCAGCAATGACGGAAGAGAAGTCGGAAATCTATATTTCGCCCCAGGAGAAAAGACTTACGTAGCACTCAAGAATCCTTCTAAAATATTATTGAATCAATTACACGTCCAGATTGTCGACGATCAGGAAATGGAAATCAACTCTCTGAATGGAACAACTCAGATTGTATTTCATATAAGGAAACGCAAGTAAATTCAATACTTTCCACTAAATTTTTTAGAATTATCACAGAATTTATTTTATATTTCAATGAATAAATGGCGGATTATTTAGCAGAAGTTGTTATGCCTGAAGAGAGAACCAATGAAATAATTGAAGAACAATTAATGCCTGATAGCGAGGAAGAAGACCTTGAATTAGAAATTGAAGAAGACTCAGAGCAACTTATTCCAGACGAAGAACCTGAAGAAGAAGAAGCAGAAGAATCAATCCCCGAGCCAGTGAGGAAAAGAGAAAAAATCCCTCAAGACGAAATATTCAATCCTCCCAAGGTTAAAACTATATTAGAACCTGAAATTATTGAAAGCACACCTCCTGAAAAACCTCCCAAGGGTTTCACGAAATCGGGAAAGCCACGGAAGAAAAGGGTTATGAGTGAGAAGCAATTAGAGAATTTAAAAAAGGGAAGAGAGACTTCACTTGCGAATCGTAAGAAGAAAAGAGATATGAGACTTCAAGAAAAGAAAGTGAAGGAAGAAGACGCTGAATTAGTGCGAAAATATAAAGCGAAGGAAAGGGAACGATTAAAGAAAGAGGTTGAGACTCCATTAGAGGACAGGGTAATCGCGAAACCGCAGATTATTGAGAAACCAGTTGTGGTTGAAAAAGGATATTCTCAAGAACAATTGGATGACGCAGTATCAAGGGCAGTTGAGCAATCGGTGAATAGAGTTGAGATTTTAAGGAAGCAGAGGAAAGAAATAAAAAAGAAAGCAACTGCCAAGGCCAATCACGATGCGAAGGTTTTCAAGGAGATAAATTCAGCATTAAAGAATGACGTTTGGGCGAATTGTTTTTTATAGTATAAAAATTAATTTATATCATATTTATAAAATATGGAAGGTCCGAAAGTGATTCCCGTAAAAGACCCAGAGAAAACTCCGAGCAATCATTCTCCTATTCACCCCAATCTGCCTCAGATCGACGGATTCGGCGGTGGAGCATTAGTTTTATTAATCAGTCCAGTTCGCACAGGTAAATCAACTCTAATCAGCAATATGCTTTTGAATGATTCATTTTATGACGCACAAGACCGATTTGATTCAACAACTATAATCAGCAACACAATTGCGAATGATATAACAAGTCGCTTTCTTCGTAAGGCATTTGACACGCACGACCAATATAATGATTCAATTATTAATGGAATTGTAGAAAAGCAGAAGAGTTATGATAAAGAAGACCAACCCGAAATCGCTGTTGTGCTCGACGATTGTTTAGGGTCTATTCGTCGTGAAGCGAAAATCAATCATTTAGCAAGCAGATTTCGCCATTATAACATTAAATTATTAGTTGTCAGTTCTCAGAATTTCCGTATGTGTAGTCCTATTATTCGTCAGAATGCGACGAATGTGATTGTTGGGTCTCCATTCCCTAATCAGAAGGAATTGGGTAAAATGGCTGAAGAATATGGAGACGTATTTGGTGGTGCTGAAACCTGGTTAAAAATATATAAACTTGCCACACCCAATCGCTATGACTTTCTTCATATGGATTTCCAATCCAATCCACCGAAAGCATATCACAATATGGAAAAACTAATCGCAGAAGGAAATAATATTTTAGTTTCTTCCCCAGAAAAAAAATCTATTGATTAATATAAATATGGACGCGGCGACTATTGCGAATCAACTTGGTCAGCATTCTGCTGATATGAATGAAATGCGGATAAATGCTTATAAAACGGCGAAACTGCTCTCTAATCAGACAACGAAACAAGACGAGGGTAAGAGAACGAGTGACGACGAAAAAGAAGGAGCGGAAGATCTCGCTAAAGTCCCTTCTGTTGTTGGAACGGCGAAAGTGGTCGGCACTGCCGCCGCAGTAGTCCCTGCGACATTATATCGTGGTGGAACATTAAGGGAAGGAGTTGCGGGTGCTAAGAATTTATTAAGCGAAGCAGGAAATGAATCTAAATTATTCGGCGAAGGTGCTTCGTCGGTAAAGGACTTGACTGGGATTGAAGGAATAGTTGGAGGAGCATTGGTGAAAGGTGGAGGTGAGGCATTTGCTAAATTTGGTGCGAAAGCATTCGGGAATGTTGGTGCGGCAATAGACACTGCGTCAGACTTTGATAATCTCCTTCAGACTGGAAATATATTTGATTCCAAGAATGCTCAGGGTAAAATAGTGAAACCAACCACCGCTCAGGATATTGGAAATGCTGGAACAATAATCGCTGGTGGCTTGGATATTCTCGCCGCATTCACTGGTGGAGCATTAGCACCAATTGCTGCTGCGGCGAATATTGCGGTTGCTGCTGAATCGACCACAGCAGATATGGAGGCAGACGCAGCAACGGCGAAAAAGGATTCCAAGGACGCACCGCCACCTACTCTCCCCCCAGCACACGCTGCCCCTGCTTTCGCTCAGTTGGGAATGTTGGCGAATCAGTCACACAATCCAATTGATAGAATCGGTTAATAGTTCGCGATTTAATTTTTTATCATTTCTTTTTATTTTATTACTCATAACATAAATGAGTGAAATCAAGATTAGCCCCAGCACCCTATTGCGATATGCGAAAACTAAAATGATAATGAGGGACACCGCTAATGTTAAAAATGCTAAAAAGTTTAGCGATTTAACACCAGCGAAACAGAAAATTGTTAGGGAAGCATATTTTAAAAGGTTGAACGCTAAGAAAGCGCCCGAACATATGGCGAGCGGTGCCACGGATTTCAGGGGTGGTGTTTATAAACTTATTAAACCCGAAGGAGTCCCTCTTAAATTCGTGGAGGAGGCAACGAAGGTAGTTGAAGGCAACAAGGCAATGTTTGAAAATTTGCGATTAGGTTATTGGGAAACTAACATTTATAATAGAGTGCCAGTGGAGGGGTATCTGAAGTTAGGTCCGAAACATAAAAGGTATGTTGAGCACCTTGAAGAATATATTGGTAAATACAGGGATAAAATAGAGTGGGGTAAAAAAAATGGTATAACTAATAAACCGAAACAACTTAACCCCAAGAGTAATATTTCGGAAAGGAAAAAACAATTGGAAAAATTAATTACGACCCCGATTGGAAAAACAGGACTTGCTGGAGTGAAAATGACCGAATTTTTAAAGGAATCATATGAAAAAGAATTAAAAAATCTTAATACCATGATTGCTGGAGATTTGAAGGAAAGCACCACAATAAAAACTTTGGAACAATTACAGGATCTAATGGACAGAATTAATAAGGAGATAAATAAACGTTCTAAGGAAGCGAATAAGAAAATTCAAGCAAGAGAAAAAGAGAATGCGAAATCAATAGCAATAGCAAGTAAAGGATTAATTGGTGGAATTGGTGTGGTGAAAGAACCTAAGAAAATCGACACAAGCAAGGCGTCGCTAAATATGGGAAAGGAAGTCTCAATAACCGAAGGGAAGAAATTCAGAGAAGAATTCAAGGGTGGTGCGAAAATAACTTGGTTGGATCACGTGAAACAATTTAGGGCAGCCAATCCCGAAATAAGTTATAAGGACGCATTGAAACAGGCAGGAGAAACATATAAACCAATGCGAAAAAAGGAGAGAGAACAGCAGAAGGTTGATACTGCTGAAAAAAAGAAATCATTTGTCCCGAAACCAAGAAAATTATCCAAGAAGCAAGTGGCATTGAGATTTAAGTCTTATAGTGAATCCCTTTATGACGATTTTAGGGGTTATAAACCCGACTTTGAAAAGGTATGGAACGAACATATCAAGGGAAAGAGATTCAAGGATAATGAAGAATTATTAAAAGTATTCAAGGAGAAGTTTGAAGGTGTAGAAGTGGAACGGAAGAAAGCGTCTTTATTGGCAGAAAAAGAAAAAGAAGAAGCAGATCGGAAAAAAACTATTGAATTCAGAATAAAAATTTTTAAAGAAGATTATGAAGGTAAAATCCCTTCTAAGTTTAAATATGTAGTCCTGAAAAGCGCCAAGGCAGTCCAGGAGGATAGAGGGTTTAATATTTATGACAGAATTTTAAAGTATTATAAATTTAAAAGCGGTGAAAAGGGTTATGTTGAATATTTGAAGGCCCAGAGAGATTATGCTCTATTGCCCGAAGATTTAGAAGAGAAAGAAAAAAAGAAAATAAAAAATAAATGGACGAAATTAATCAATGAAGAAAAAAGAAAGCGAAGGAAAATCAAGGAGGCGAAGGGTAAATAAAATTTTAAAATTTTCACCTAAAATATTTTTTATTGTATAGATTATAAAATAATGGCAAGTTTTTGGACAGCAGAGGATAAAATACCTATCGCGCAGACTAAAGTTTCAGTTCCAGCAGAATTCGGATTAGAATATTCTCCAGGGCAGAAATGTGAGTTTCACATTCCCGCTGGAGTTGGTTTCTTTCAACCGAAGGAATCATATCTCAATCTCTCAATGAGTATTTCGGCAAGTGGTCTCGATCCAACTCGTCTCCAGTTAGACGCCGAAAGCGGACTTCAGATTTTGCTGAAAGAAGTTAGGGTATATTCTAAAGGATCGGGCAGAATTTTACTTGAGGAATATCAGAATTACAATGTTCTAACTGCTCTTAAATATGACTATGAAGCGAATGACACCCTGAGAGCGAAAAGGTCTCTCACTGAGGGAACGACTAATTACACCGAAAAGACTCGCTCAACTCGGGCAATGCCGAAAGCGGCACAGATTAATCTAAATGAAAATCCTTATTTTGACGCTCTACCGAAACAGACTTCAGTCTATAGCACGACTTTCAGCGACACCGATTTCCGTGAAGTCAAGGCGCTACTCCCGCTTCACACAGGAATATTCCAGAATTCTAAGGTTTTCCCGATTGCTATGACCGAGGGTCTAATCGTGGAAATTATTTGGGAAGACGCAAGGAAGGTTTTCCGCACTCTCGATCAGACGAGTGGAAGCAGACATTTAGCGAGCAATCCAGTATTCCATTCAACCAATGGTTCTAACACTGCTCCCGATGAACCCGTCGCCAATAATGGTTCTCAGTTTGACACTTTCTTCGTTCGCCGTGACAATTGCCAGGGTTGGGACAGCGATATTTCTTCCTTTCCATTCGTGGTTGGAGAGAAAATTGGTTTCAAGAGTTTAACGACTGGAGCTGAAAATGTTGATTCTAAACTCGTTGCGGGTGATAAATTTATCACCGAGATTGATTATGTGGCGGGGACGAGCAATATGCTTCGGGTGAAACTCAATGGATCTTTTAGACCCAATGCTTCAGCAATGACTCAGGATTTCTGCTTATATTCCAAGAGTATTGAGCTTGCCACGACTTATGCTCCAACTTATACGATTACCAATGCTGAATTCGTTATTCAGAAGGTCACTATGCCTCAGGGTTATACTTCTAAACTCGCTTCAATGATGAAGGGTGGTGGAGCAATGAATTATGATTTCACCTCAGCGACGAATTATAAAATCTCCCAGTTGAAGAGTGAGCGAGTTGCTAATCTCCGATTACCATTAACTCAGTCTCGGGCGAAATCCATTCTATGTATTCCAACCGACGCTTCTGCCTCGGCAACGAAGGAACTTCTTGAGGCGAGTGGAACATATGAAACTGATTATGATTTAGACGGCGACAGCGCAACCCGAGACGTTCCTTCGGTGAATCACTCGCAGCGAACTGGAATCACAGGGTGCGCAGATTACTTATCGTCTTATCAATTATTTTACGACGGAAAACTCAACCCGAATAGAAAAGTTTTCACCAGTAAAATATCCAATAAGGTTTCGGTCGACGCTCAACCGCTGATTGAACTGGAGAAAGCATTAGTTATGGCAGGAATTAAACCATTCTCCTTTATGAAATTCCGCGATAATTTCTGTATTGGTCGCGCCCTTTCGCTCCAGAATGGAGTTTATGACGCAAGAGGAAAAGACTTTGCTCTTCAACTTGAATATCAGGAGGCCGACGCTCCCGAAGTAGATAAGTTATGGAATTGTTTCTGCGTCCATTTACGCCGAATAGTAATCTCTGGCGATTCTATTTCTCTCCAGATATAAATATCCAAGTCTGACCTGACAACTAATTTGCGAACTAATAAATTTGATAGTTTTTAAAATAATATTTTTTATATAAAATTTACCATATTATATATAATATGGCGAATTTCAAGGATAGTCCTCATTTCGCAACTCACGACGACTATTACACACCTAAATCTGCTTGGGCCGCATTAGCACCAGTTTTAGCGGATAGGGGAGAATTAAGAGTATGGGAAGCGTGTATGCTTGGAGCAGAAAAGAGCAAGTCCCCTGAATATATCAAGGAAGCAATCCCGAATGTGATTGAAGTTCATTATAGCACGAAATGCGATTGTTTAATATGGGAAAAGGGACCGACCGATTTAATCATTACGAACATTCCATTTAGTTTAGAATTGAAGAAAAGTATTTTAAGGCGATTCATTGAGATCGATAGACCATTCATTACTCTAATGAATAGTTGTAATCTATATTCCAATTATATGCGAGATATATTCGGCGAGAATATCAAGCATTTACAAGTTATTCACCCGAAAGGAAAAATCAATTATGATAAATTAGAAAATGGGGACTTAAAGAAAACGAAGAATTGTAGTTTCTATTCAGTTTATGTTTGCTATAAGTTAAATTTACCGAATGATAAATTATGGTTATAAGTTTAAAAGTTAAAATTAAAATCTAAGTATAATTATATATGACATTCAAGATCCATAACTCTCATTCAAGGAAGGAATTGTTTGATATAATCTCGGTGTTTGAATTACCAATCCCCAATCGCAATGAATATAACAAGGCACAGATTCAATGTAAAATGATTGATTGTTTGAGTTATTTTGATAATATTAATCCCGATATGGATTATTTTTTTATCACTACGAAGGACGAATTGATTCATTATTTATCGGGACCGAATCCCCATAAAACATTAACGATTAAAGAAAAGGACGACGTTATGAGCAGAAGTAAAAAACTAATTGGCTACTGCCGAAACAATTATTTTTTAATGCCTTCAAGTTATATGTCATTTGACGAAGTCTATAATGACGCTTGCCATATCGCCAAGCACGGAGCAATTCCCAGTGTGCGAAAAGCAATTGAGGGATTAAATAAAGACCCTAAACTCGCTTATCCAATTGAGTTAAAAATCCCTAAAAGGGTTGAGAATCAGATAAAGAAGAAAAAGAAAATAAGGCAGAATGCGATTCCATTATATATCAAGCGGGGCCATTTCGTAATCTCATTCGACTAAAACCATTTCGGAAATCCACCAATCATTTTCTCAATGGGGTCTTCACTGAATATTTTCTTCAATGATTCAATATGAGGCAAGTCTGCCAATTCAGCATTAAATTCTGCTTTTAAAAATTGTTCTTTTTCAATTGTGTTTCCTTCGTCTCCTCCGTGCGCAACACATATCATTAATCTACATATATCTAAATTCACCATATTCTTTTCATTGAATGCGATCATTTGCGCACCTTCACCTTGATTGGCGTGTTGTCCCCGACAAGCGAATCCACCCATAGAATTAAAATGTTTCTTAGTGAATACCGAGCAGGCCTCGTGCCCTTGGTGTTTATGTCCGCAACGGATTCCCGTCACTTTATAATCGTGCTCTGGATAAATGAAAATCATAGAAGCAGAAGAAGTTATTCCAACTTTGAATTGGCGGAGTGCTGAAACCGAATATCGTAAATAACTTGGCAAGTATATGTCGTCACTATCCATCATAGCGATTATTTTATATTTAGAACTCTTGACAAGTCTATTTCTTTTATCACCTATGTTTCTTCTTATTCCACTTTCATATTTATAAGTAATCACCGAGGGTGCTAATTGTTTCTTAAAATATTCAAGTTCTCCTCCCACCATTAAATCCTCAGGCCCGTCTTGAAGAATATTGATTTCAATTTTATCTCTTGGATAATCCATATAAAAAAGGTTATTCATTATCAGAGGCAAGAATTTTCTTCTTTTAAAGCAAGGAATACATATTGAAACACCAGGGCAATCTTTATCAGTTAAAAATTCATTCACTTCGGCAACGGGGAGATCAGGGATTTCAGGAGTGTCTGTCATTTATTTCTATTTTATAAAATCAATACAATAATAATTTTAAAATACTTTTTCAATAATAATACAATAAAATACGAGGTTTGTATAAAAATCCAACTTTTTACTTATTTAAAAATAATATCATATATGTATATATCTATAATGACAACTGAAAATGATATTCGTGAAATGTATTCCAAGCGACTTGACAGGGCAGAGATTAAAAGAATGCCAAGTGATTCAACGATTAAGAAGCACGCTGTCAATCTAATGAATTTATCTAAATCATTCTATTCTATTGTTGAAGAAGAAGGGGCTCTGAACGATTGGATATTGAATTCCGATATTGATACTCTATTTAATAATATCAAGAAAATGCCTGGAAAGGGTGGTGGAACAATTGGACTTTCGGCACAGCAGTCTTATTTATTTTCAACCTTAGTTGGAATCCGAACTCTCGATTTTGAAACATTCCATAAGAATAATCTATTCATTTCAATCAATAAGTTATTGAAGGAAGAAAAGGGATTGACTCAGCAACTCTATGAACACAAGCGAAGCAAGTCCGATCAACTCCCCGATTATGATAAAATCCAAGAATTAGTGAATACTCATTTAGCGGATAATAAGACTTATGGAAATAAGAGGTTGAATTTAATTCTACGAATTTATCTCCAATATCCATTCCGATTGGAGGTTGCTGATTTAATTTATATCAAGGGCAAGAAGGAATATAAGAAACTGGATAAAAAGGGTAATTATTTAGTAAAGGACAGCAAGGGATTATTCTTTTCTTTCAACGATTACAAGACTGCGAATAAGTATAATGAGCGAGTAATCAGGATTGAAAACACTTTACTTCGTGCGAGGCTGACTTCATTTATCAAGGAAAATGAAATCAATAATGGTGAGCGATTGTGGTCTGATTTATCTCGGAACACAATGACGAAACAGATTACTAAATTCTTTAGTGATAGAGATATTAAAAAGGTGACTCCAACAACTTTAACCAAGTTGCTGATTAAGTCTAAATATGAATCAATGCCTTCTGAATTAAAAGAGGTCCAAGCAGAATTAGCGAGACAGCGAGGACATTCGATCGACACTCAACTGGAGATTTATCTCTATGAAAATTAACTGAACCACCAGGATTTCTCAACCATAACAGGTTCTTCCCTTTCTTCTTCTTTCAACTTTTTATTGTATTCTTCAATCAAGGGTTCTATTTTATTTCTTATATCAATTAATTCTGCTTTCAAGAGTTTAATTTCTTCATTAGCCCTATCAATAGGTTTAACGATACAGGGATATTTCTTTCTATTATTATAATCCTTCCCCACTGGTGTGAAAGGATTGACCTCAGGATTCATTTATTAACACGGATAGAAAAATAATATCATTATAAATATAAATTATGGAATATAGATTGTGCCGAAAAAAAATCAGGAGACCCGATATTGTTATTCTAATGGGTGGATCTTATAAAAGTAAGACAATCGTCCCAATTAAGAAAAAATTGGATACATTAGAAAATAAGTCTCATAAAAAATCTATTGATATTATAAATTATTGAATTGATACAATATTTTACG